GCGTATCCACAAACATTAAGCGCGAAATGAAAAGCGGTAAAAGCCAAAAGCAATCCATTGCCATTGCGCTATCGGTTGCAGAAGAAGCCAAGAAAAAACGCAGAAAGCGTTAGCCCCAAATAGCGTAATATATCACATAAAGCCAAGCGCAAAAGCCGTGGAATATAGCCCACATAATGCTTTGGTTAACGCTCCAACTGATAGCCACAGCCAAGCTTGCGCCGATTATTCCAAACCATTCTGCCAATTTCATTGCCTTGCCCTTTGCTAATACAGACTTTGTTGTGTATAAATTAAATTTCTGCTACGGCAATGAGATATTGTCATGGTGAGGCATTTATGAAACTAGCTTTTTTATTGCTGGCATCAATAGCCTTAATGGGCTGTCAAGACCGATACCGTTATGATTGCCAAGACCCTGATAACTGGCAGGAAGCGGAATGCAAAAAGCCCAAGTGCATTGCTATGGGTTATTGCACCGAATGGCTAATTAGAACTGGCGAGGCTGAAAATGCGGCCCCCTAAATACTGGTCACCTGAAGAACTATTGCGTTTTATCGTTGGCGTTGTGCTGTCGTTTACGTTGATGTTTATCGTGGCGACTGTGCTATACTCACTAATATTTGTTTCACAGCCAATGGAAGGTCAGTCTCCTAACGATGCTGAATTCTTTAAGCTCATAAATCCGATAGCTACGTTTATCGTAGGTGCATTGGCTGGGCTTATGGCTGGGCAAGGTAGCGGCTCAATAAAGCCCAAAGAAAAGGAGATTAAACAAGATGAACTTCCTGAATAATTTTGAAAGCACTCAAGAAGGTGTCAACGATACCGTTGAGTTTGTCATTCGCGTGGCTATTGTCACCTTGTCTGCCGTTATCCTTGTGGTTGTGCTGGCGCTTGCCGTTGGCCTGTTTGTGTCAAATGACGTTGTTAGCAGCGCAGCTATCCTTGAAACGGTTAACCCCGCCTTTCAAACAATTATTGGCGCTCTTGTTGGGCTGCTTGGTGGCTTGAGCCTTAACGCCAATGCGCGTGACAAGGCAGGGGCTGTTGAGCCTGAAGAACCGACACCAGAGCCAGAAGTTGGTGAGTATAAGCCTGTGCCCTTGGTTCGCCCTATTGAGCCAGAGGCAGTAGTAGACGATGAAGATGATGATGACATGGAGCCTTGGGAAAAGTATCGCAATGACTTGCGCTATGATGCCAATGGTGATGGCGTAGTTGATAAAGATGACTTTCCAGATTGGCGCAATGCTGGTGGCGTAAATGGCGGGTGACCTCTCTACCGTTGAGCTAATTGGTCAATTATGGCCTATTGTGTTAGCCTTTATTTCGTTGACCATTATTCTTGCCAAAATGGATGTGCGCCTTGGTGTTGCGGAAGAAAAGATTAAAACATTATTTGAGCTTTGGAATAAGGGAAAAGACAAGTGAGCCTTGTAAACCTTCAACAAAAGATAGGAATAACAGCAGATGGTGCGTTCGGCCCTACAACATTTAAGAAAGCTACGGCTTTCTATAAATTATCGCCTAATCGTGCAGCGCATTTCTTCGCTCAAACAGCACATGAAAGTGGCGGCTTCAAAGCTTTTAGCGAAAACCTTAACTATGGCGCGAAAGGTTTACGCAATATCTTTAGAAAGTATTTCCCGACTGAAGCAATGGCTAGGGCGTATGAACGTCAGCCAAAAAAGATTGCTAATCGGGTATACGCAAACCGCATGGGCAATGGCAATGAAGCGTCTGGGGATGGCTGGAAGTTCCGTGGACGTGGCGCTCTCCAACTTACTGGAAAAGCAAATTACGAAGCTTTCGCAATCTACGTTGGACGCCCCGAAGTAATGGATAATCCAGACCTTGTTGCTGGAGAACTTTGCTTTGAAAGTGCCTTATGGTTTTTTGACCGCAACAAGCTTTGGAGCATTTGCGACCAAGGCACAGGTGACGGCGCAATACTGGCGCTGACAAAACGAATTAACGGCGGGACGCATGGTCTAGCTGACCGCAAATTAAAAACAAGGAAATATAGGCAATGGCTTTAATTCCTAATCCAGTAATGCTTTACGCATTGGGCGGCGCTCTTATTCTTGGTGTAGCCTCTGGCTACAAAGTCCGTGATTGGCAGTGCGATGCAGCTTTTGCAAAGGCGCTGGAAAAGGCTGAAAAGTTGCGTGTCAAAAAACAAGAGGTAGTAGACAATGTTTCACAAACCTACGAATCCGAACGAAATCAAGCCGATGTCGTGGCAACCGAACGAACCAACACCATTCGTGAAATATACAAAACGGTTCCTGCCATTGCTCCTGATTGCTCTGCTCCTGATGCTTTGCGCGGGTTGCTCGAAAGCAGTGTCCGTGACGCCAATGCCACTGCCGCCAGCGAACCTAGCGTCAAAGTGCCAAGCACTGCAAAATCCACCAATGGTATTGATTGACCCAGAGCGTGCGCTTTGGGAGGCTGACATCATTGCAAAGTATACAGATTGTAGTGTAAAGCACCATTTGACAGTTAAGGCATGGATTGATGCTGCATCTATAAAATAACTTAGATGCAAACATGATTGTCCGAAAGGCAAGTCAATGACTTTTGCATTACAAGTCGATGAAAAGTTGTTTGAATATTGCACACCTCGCCAACGCGAGATGCTGGAAGCAATTAAACTACATGGAAGCGCAAAGGCTGCGTCACTAGCTCTAGGCATTAATGTCGGCGCTGCAAGCGATGCTTACATTGCAGTCAAAAAGAAAGCGGCGCGTTTTGGCTATGCGCCAGAGCATGATTTTACCCGACCTGTCCCTGAAGGCTATGTAGCCAAGGGCGTCAGCACCTATTATAATGCTGAAGGCAAAGCGGCAGGACAATGGGTAAAGGCATCACTAAGCCATGAGGCGCTTGTAGAGGCCATGAAGGAAGCGGTAGAAGGGTTTAAGGGTGAGATAGACCCAGCAAGCCCTATCGTTGCTCCAGCGGCTTCTGACGAGCATCTGTGCAACCTTTATACGTTCACTGATTATCACCTTGGGATGCTGGCATGGCATAAAGAGGGTGGCAGTGATTGGAATGTATCTATTGCAGAAAAAACTATCGTTGCTGCTTTGGCACAAATGATAAATCAAAGCCCAAAGGCTCACACGGCTGTCTTAAACATTCAAGGCGACTTCCTGCATACTGATGGCAAGACGCCAGTAACGCCAGCGTCAAAGCACGTTCTGGATGCTGACAGCCGCTTCCCCAAGATACGCAAGTCGGCAATTCGCGTCATCCGCTCACTGGTAGCAATGTCATTGCAGCGCCATCAAGAAGTGCATTTGATTATAGCAGAAGGCAATCACGACGAAGAAAGTGCTGGCTGGCTGTCAGACCTGTTTGCTGTGCATTACGAAGAAGAGCCACGCATTAGTGTCAGCGATGCCGTCTTGCCCTTCTATGTCTTTGAGTGGGGCGCTACTATGCTTGGCGTTCATCACGGTCACAAGGTCAAGAACGAGAGCCTACCGCTGCTGTTTGCAGCACAGTTTCCGCAAGAGTGGGGCAGGACTACACGCCGTGAGATACATTGCGGACATCGCCACCACAGGGACGAAAAAGAATATAATGGGGTTACGGTAGTTCAGCATCCAACACTAGCTGCTAGGGACGCTTATGCCGCCCGTGGTGGCTGGATTGCAGACCGTGCGGCATGGGCAATAACGTATCATAAAAGGTTCGGCGCTGTTGGTCGCGTAATGATTACCACCGAAATGTTAGAAGTTAGTTAATCTTCACCAATGTAATGCAATATCCGCTTTAGAGCTTTAATGTCTTTTTTGTAATCTTTGTCATCCTCCGGATGAACGTAGTTTTGAGATGCGTTATAATGCACTGTCTCTATCGTATCTTTAAGCCATGCGCGGACTATGCCTTCTAACTGGCTTACGTCTATATCAATCATCATCTGCTTTTTTCCCTTATCTTTGGCTTCATTTACCATTTTGCATATACGCATGATATGCTGTTGTGCGGTTTCTCTCATTTGCCTTACTTCTTATCCTAACCTAGTGATAAAAGTAACACCATTCACAGTGCGGCACTTAAAGCACTTGCCATGTCGTATCGCATATTGTGACACGTTTCGGCTGGTTCGCTTTGCCCAACCCTTTTCCGTTGCTGGCATAGTTTCTACATCACCAACAACCATTCTTCCCATTGGGTATGTCATTGGGCGGCTCATTTGCTTTGCTCCTGTTCCTTACGGCGCTTGGCTTCTGCGAAGGTCAAGCCCTCTGAGTTCCGTAGCGGAAACGAATTCTCTGAACTTACGCGATAAGGCCTGCCTCGTGGGGCCATTTGTGCTATTTTAGTCATCTGCAAGAACCTCTGGTGCTGGTTGCAAGCCTTCCATAAACTTTGCCCATACTGCTAAAGCGCCTTTTATGAATGGGCCGTCATCCTGCTCACCATCTCTAATCTGGCGGATAAATTCTACATTGCCGTGCGTCATCTCTACATGGTCAGCAACTACACTTCTAAGCTCTACCAATGTCATTTTAAAATACCTTTTCTGTTACCAGCATAATTATCAATAGCGTGAGCCATGCGGTCACTGCCCAAAATTGAAGCTTTGTTATTTTAGTCATTTTATGCTTCCCGTTGAATGTAAAGTGCTTCTTCAAGCAATTCGTTTTGAATGTCGCGTAATTGGTTAAGCCGTGCGTAGTGCTTATCGCGGTCTGCAATGCATTGGCTAAGGTCGTTTGGATAGTCACGGCCATTTGGCGTTACCAGCTTGAGAATTTTGATGGCGCTTTCCAATGCGTCGATTGCATCAATGCGGCCTCGCATTAAATCTTCTTTGCTTGAGCCGTTAATATTAATGGTTGGCTTAATCATGCTGCATACTCCACATAAACGCCGCGCATTTCAGCATCACCATGCCAAGGACGCTTTACTTGAATTGTGCGGCCATCAAGCGCAGTAATATTTTTTGCGATTTGATTTGGCGAAAGAAAATACATTGCCAGCGCGTCTTTGCATAAGCCAGTAAGAACTTGGACTTCTGTTTGTGGAATATCGTATGTCATAATCAGTCTCCTTAATGGCGGGGCCGCGCCCCTTAATTTGCTGACGCCAAAGCGCGAATAACGGCTTTTGTTGAGACATAAGCAAAATGATTGCCGTCAACTGTCACCTTCCATTGCGATTTGCAAACATGGGTAAAAGTGAATTGGTTTCTGGTAACGGTCATAATCAGTCTCCTCAATGGCGGGATTATTCCCTTGCTGATGCCCTCTTATAAAAGCGCATTTTGTAAAATAAAAGCGTTTTTTTCATATTATGCAAAAATAATGGCGGGAAGCGCATTGCCACCCGCCATCTGGCTTAGAATAACGTGGGTTGCAGAGAATATTGCCACCCGTATTTTTTGATTACCGCCATTAGGCTTTCTTTAGTTAGCGTATGATGCCCAGCCTTTAGCTGCGCTTTTAGCAATGCCGTGGAGCTATCTATGGTAGCTTGATTGCTTTGCTTGTATCGACGCTCCAAAAATTCAGACGGTGGCAAAATGTTTTTAAGGCGCGTAGGCAACTCCTGCCGCTTTTTTATTAGTATTTCAGAATGGCACGTCATCATCTAAATCCTTTGCGTTATCCCATGCACTGTCAGGGTCGATGGCTCTAGTTGGATTGCCTGTGCCAGCATCAGAGCGTGGCCCTGTATCAATGCTACCAACACGCACATTGAACTGTGGCTTGCCTTCGTATTCGTCGTGCGTCAACTCGCCAGCAATAAACACCTTAGTGCCCTTCTTTAGACCACTAGCAAATGCCTCTGCTGCTTTGCCCCATAAACTGCACCGATACCAAACGCTGCCAGCATCCTTGCCGTAGCCATTCTTAACGCCAACATTGAAGCTAAGAACTTTGCTGTCGCGGGTGTCGCGCAATTCAGCATCTTTGCCAATGTTTCCAGATATTGTGATATTCTGCATGATGTTTCCTTTATAGCCCAAGGGCAGTTAAATATGTGTCGAGCACGGCTTGATATTCTGCGCGGTCATTATCCTCCATTGCACGAAGGCGTATAACGGCACGAACGATTTTTGCGTCATAGCCATGCGCTTTTGTTTCGTTATAAACATCGCGGATGTCATCTTGAATGCCTTTCTTTTCTTCGTTTAGACGCTCAATACGCTCAATCAAAAGACGTAGCTGCTCGGTATGTGGTTCACTCATATTCTTCACTCCATTTGACGCCATGCTTGCTTGCATAAGCGTAGATAAACTCAATCAGGTCTGACATTTGAGCTTTGGTTAGCCTTGATGTTCTAAACCCTATTGGGAAGGGCTGGTTATCCAACCCCATCTCAAATTTAACTTCATGCCCTAGTGCTGCCATAAAGATGCATTTCCACACTTCTGGTATGTGCATTCTGCCTTCTGGCTTTGCTCGACTAATATCAGATAGCATGGCCCACATTTTTGCATTCTGGTCATCGCTGCGCTTGGCGGCACTGACTTTAACAACTGCATCTACTGGAGCATGGTCGATAAGCTGGTGGGCTAATCGTCTTTGATGCTCACCGCGAAGCCAAACTGTTTGCGTCATGTGCTTTGCGCCTCTTTAATTTCACGAGCCTTTGGGCTGGCTTTGCAAAACGCTTCAATCAAGGCTTCAATGTCAATACCTTTCCAAAACGTCTGCTCACCAACTGTATGCTGTTGGATATGATGGGTTCGACATAATGGGACTACTCGCCAATCATCTGGCTTTTGTCCCATCCCCGTGTTGCTGCCAAAACGGACATGGGCGCATTCAATAGGCATATCCTGACAGCCATTAATGCTGCAATGAAATCCCCTAATAAAGTTTAGGTGTCCTATTGACCGCCACCGCGCTGCCCGTTTTGCTTTCTTGGCAATGCGGTTAGGAAGCATTTTCTAACTCTAAGCTATATTCCGCAATAAGGAGCGGCTCACCAAATCTATTGACCACTTCAATGCGCTTGGTATCTATTTTGTGGCCCTCTTGCCGCAAGTCATAAATTACCGCGCTAAGGCGGTAAATGCCAAGGTCACGCCATGCCTCTAATGGTTGAATTGTTCCCTTTTCTTTAAGGTGCGATAAAACTCTATCCATTTGTGCCATTATTTATCTCCAATTTCATTTAGTTTTTTTACGTCAGCTTCTACCTCTGAAAGAAACGTGCTGACTTCCGCTTCCAAGATTGCCAGCATATCGTTGTCACGCTCTACCCGCTGCACATAAAGCGTAAGGTGGTCTGGCATTCGTGGGTCGAAACTCACAAAGTCACACCACTGGCGGTCAGCACAGGCCATCTGCCATTGCATCTGCAAAAGATACTTATGGGCAACCTGATTGCTTTTTAGCGTTTCGATATGCGTGGCTGAATTAGGGCACTTAATCTCTAAGCAGCCATCGTCATCCACAAGCCCGTCTGGGCTGGCGTGGGAGCCAATAATGGTCGGGTGCTTATACAAGCCCACCTCAACCACATTACGCCCTGTAAGGAAGCTGTAAGCGATGCGTGCTTCTTCTTCCTTGTCTACTCCCCACTGCATTGCTGCACTGGTGAAGCTTTCTTCTTGCTGGCCTGTTAGCCGTTCGACTACCAGCTTGGCGCGAAGGTTAGCGCGTGACGCTCCCCAGCCTGATTTGGTCTTAGCTAGAGCGTCTGCTAGTTGGGAAGCGCCAAGGCTCCCACAACGTGCTGCGAACCATTCTGGGCTGCGTTGGATAATGGCTGCGTCCGTCATGCCAGCTTCTTTTCTAATGTAGACTTGACTAAATCGAAGCGGCTTTCTTGCAATTCCGCAAGTGCGTCGATTTTATAATGCTTACAGAGCAAAGCTAAGTCGGTGTTGGTCTTGTCTACTAAGGCTTGCAATTCATCAAACTGCGCTTTGCTAATAAACTTATCCCGTGGCGCTGGTTCGCTCTTGCCTGTCGTAGCATCTAAAGCGTCATGCTCGACAATGCAAAGGGCTGCTGTCCAGAGGTAGCGGGTGCTGTATGTCTCGCAAGCACCAATGTTTTGTATTTCGTGGCAACCTTTAAGATTTGCTGAACCCATTGGGCTGTGAATGATAACTTGCGTGCCATCCTCAACATCGACAATGTGCATTGAAGCTGTGGTTTCGGAAAAGCTAATAATAGCGCACAATCCAACATCGTTGAAAATGCGAAGGGCGGGAATTACAAAGTCCGATAGCTCAAAATATTTGTAACCCGCAAACGTGTTATGACCTGACTTTTTAAGCGGTAAAGCATGGAAGGCAACTCGAGCCTCATTGATTTTTTTATGCACTGGCATTGTGGTATCTCCTTTTATTTGCCAAACCCCTTGTAATCAATTCGCATAAGATTAAAAGCGTTTTTTATTATCAACCGAAAGAAAGTTTAATATGACCAGTGTTCAACAAACGATTGCCGACTTTTTTACCGTAGCAAAGCTGCATAAAATTAGGGCTTACCAGATAGCCAACGAAGCTGGCATTACCCGTGTCACGCTATCAAACTGGAAGACTGATAGGTGCGAACCAACTCTGGCTGCATGGTTGCAAGCCAATGACGCACTAGACCGTTTGATTGAGAGCAAATTAAACGCATGAAACGCTTTGGCAAGTATCGCGCAGTTAAGTCGCAATGCAATGCTGGTCATACTCATGACAGCAAACGGGAAGCCATTAGGTGTAATGAACTGCATCTAATGCAAGCGGCTGGTGAGATTACTGAACTGACCGTGCATCCTCAATACTGGTTTGTCATCAATGGTCGCCAGCTAAAGCACCCCAATGGTCGGCGTGTGGGCTACAAATCTGACTTTGAATATATCGAAAATGGTATGTTTGTCACTGAAGACGTAAAAGGGGTAGTCGTTCGGGATTGGCCTTTGCGCCGCGCTGTCTTTATGGCGCTTTTTCCTAATCACCTTTTGCGCGAAACAAAGTAAAAAAATGGGTGACCTAAGCCACCCAAGTTTGTTTGGTAAGGAGAATACCAATGCTGTTAATACGCTATCAGCGTATCAGCGGTCAATGCTTGATAAAAATCGCTTTTATAAATCACGGAATGCGGTTATGGAGAGCAAGCGGGGAGTGCCCAAGAGAGGAAAGGCACTCAACCCGCTCTAACAACGCCTAGTAACAGGAGGCATCGCTGTAATGACTAATACACGCCACAGAACTATGACGCAAGGCTTTGCGTTATGAGTATAAAATTAATGACAGCGGTATGGGATAGGGAAGACCTATCATCTACGCAAAAGCTTGTTCTGCTAGCTTTGGCAGATTGGGCAAACGATGAAGGCTTATGCTGGCCTTCCATTGAGCGAGTTGCAAAAAAATCATCATTGAAAAAAAGGGCAGTCCAACTGGCTATAAGGTCGCTTGAGGAAACGCACTTTATTCGCCGTGAAGAAGTCATTGGTAAGGGCAATAAGTATTGGATAAACATACCAGTGCATGAAATGCACCCGTGCATTAAAGACACACCACCCGTGCACCAAATGCATGAGACCCGTGCATCAGATGCACCCAATACATTAATTATACATCAATTAAACACCAAGTTTATAAAAGAGCCGCTTCCTGATTGGATGCCAATAGATGCTTGGCAGGGTTGGGTGGAGATGCGGAAGCAGCGCAAGCGCCCGTTGACCGATAGAGCAAAGACTAGGGCAATCAATAAGCTGGAAGCCTTACAAGCATCGGGACATGACATTGCAGAATTGCTAGACCGTTCGACAATTAACGGCTGGCTTGATATATACGAACCGAAAGGTCTGAAAAATGCAGGAAATAGTGCGAGCACCGCAGAGCCAACCAACCCAATGGTTAGAGCCGTATTTGCCAGCCAAGCTAGACGAACTTCTAATGGGCGACCATCTGCCGACGATTGGGCCTAAAACCGCAGAGGTATTGCAACAGTTTGTGGATGCCGCACGGCCACCCATGCCAGAGCGCGAACAGGTTGAAGTGATGATTGCCAAGCTATCATTGGCGACTGCAAATCAGAAGCGCAGCATTCAGGAAGAAACCGAACGGCTAGAACTTTATTGGATAACCCTTCGCATTTATCCCTTGGTTGATTTACGTAGTGCATTCATTAAACTGTTACGGACTTGCAAGTTTATGCCAACGCCAGCCGAAATTGATACGGTAGTGCAAGAGGAAGGTTACGGAAGGCGGCGAAGAATAGGCAGAGCAAAATATCTTATTCAGATACACAAGCGCGAGTATGTGCCGCTGCTTGAATATGTTACGCCAGAGGAACTGGCAGACCTAAGGAGCAATTTGGAAATTGGCACAAACCACAAATAGCGCGGCCACCAGATTAATGTGCGACCTTATGCGGTATCAATCAGGGCGGTTAACAATGAATGACATTCGCAAGCATTGGGCCAAGGGCCAGTATGCAGGAGCGCCAGAGGCATGGGCGTTGGAAGTCATAGCGCACGCAAGGCGGCAGAAAAATTAAAATAATGCATAAATAATGAAAAAAACGCTTTTCTTTATAACTTACCTCGATTATAGAATAAGTGTCAGCAAGGGGATTTTCTCCGCCAACAAGGAGACTGATAATGGCAAATGTAAGCAACCAAGGTTACGAAATAGAAAAGACTGCTGGCCGTAAGTTTTACATTACCAGCAAAAAGTATGGCAATATCTTTGGGCCGTTTACCCGCAAATCGTGGGCCATAGATTATGCAAAGCGAATTGATGTTGCAGCCTAACAAATCGAGGGCTTTTGCCCCACCCACCAGAGGCCAAGCCTCGCCAATACGGAGAAATAAAAGTGACTAAGTTTCAACCTAACACCACATATTCAACACGCAGCATTTGCGATTACGACACAATTATCAGTGTTCGCATTGCCAAGCGCACCGAAAAAACTGTTACTGACACTGAAGGCAAGCGTTACGGCATCAAGGTATGGGATGATGTTGAACAAATTATGCCTTGGGGCCGCTTTTCAATGGCTCCTACCATTAGCGCAGATAAGGGAGTTGCGGCATGAGCCAGAACCTCACAGACCTAGCGCAAGCCGCTATCGACGCACTAAACGCTTACACGGCAGAGCATAAGCGCCAGAAAGCCAAATGGGTAGCATCGCGCTATGCTATGGCTTTTAACGGCAAAGCTTTTGGCATTAGCGATGAGCAAGAGATTGAACTGCTAACCGCTATTGTCGATTATGACGAAGACCCTGCTGGCACATTGCAGGAACTGGCATTTGAGTTTGAAGATAATGCTGGCGCAAACGAAGCGGATTACCGCTACGAAGAAATGCGCTCTAGTGAATTGTTAGAAGGTTTAGGATATGGAAATGTTTGAAGACGATTTCATCTGGAAAGAAGAAGAAGTAGTGCTTGTTGACAGTCGGGGTATGACGCCAAGGCAATCAAATATGATGGAAATGGAAGCCATTGCTAAAGTGTATGGTTACACGGCAGAAGACATAATAGGCAAGAACCGCATGAAAAAGCTTGTTGCAGTGCGGCGTAAATGCGCTGTAATGCTGCGTGAAAAGGGTTACTCTACTACAGAGATTGGACGTATTATGAACCGCGACCACAGCACCATTGTTCATTCCTTGCAAAAGAGCAGGGCAGAGGCATGACACCCGACAAGCTTAAACTGGCCCGTTACCGCATGGGCTTTAGCATAAACGACATGGCCGCTGCATTGCGCCTGTCGGAAGCTAATGGCGGCACAACCATTCGCAAGATGGAAGCTGGCAAGATAAACATCACTGGCCCTATAATGGTTGCAGTTGATGCCATGCTAAAGGGTTATGACCCGTTTGAGGATGATTATTATGAAGACGAATAGTTATCAGGTAGGCGGTGACCACTACGCATTAAAGGCTGTGCAGCCTTGGGAAGCTATGCAAGCATGGATGACTAAAGAAGCATTCTCTGGTTATCTGCACGGGAATTGTATAAAATACTTAGCAAGGTATATGGACAAGAATGGCATTGAAGACTTAAAGAAGTGCCAGCATTACCTCGCAAAGTTAATTGAGATAGAGGGCGAAAGGAAAGCTATGGCTGATAACATACTGCAATTCCAAGCTGGCCGTGAGGCCGCAATGTGCGGACTATCACGAGATGAACGGCGCAGCAAAGATTGGCTAGAAGGCTATGACCAAGTAAAGGCAGAAACCAATGATTGATGCACCTAAGGTTGAACAGCGCAGCGTTGCGGAGTTAATCCCTTATGCAGCTAACAGCCGCACGCACAGTGATGCACAGGTTGCCCAGATAGCGGCAAGCATTAAAGAATTTGGCTGGACAAACCCAATCCTTGTCTCTGGCGATAACACTATCATTGCGGGACACGGGCGCTTGCTGGCAGCACGCAAGCTTGGCATGGATGAAGTGCCAGCGATTGTCCTTGACCACCTAAGCAAAGCGCAGCAACGCGCCTTAGTAATAGCCGACAACCAGCTTGCCCTAAACGCAGGGTGGGACATGAATATGCTGAAAGCCGAGATTGAAGACCTCGACCTAGAAAACTTTAACCTAGAGATATTGGGATTTGACGAAGATTTTTTAGACGGATTGCTGGAGACAAAACCATCTGGAGATGCAGACAATCCGTATACTGACAAGGTTAAAATACCGACTTACGAACCGCAAGGTGAAAAGCCATCGGTAGAAGAATTGTATGACGATGCTAAAGCGGTCGATTTGATTGTTGCTATTAAGGCCAGCAACGTCAGTGAAGAAGAAAAGCTTTTTTTGATGGCGGCAGCTTCTCGGCATATCGTTTTTGATTATGCAAAGGTCGCTAATTTTTACGCTCACTCGTCGGCAGACTGTCAGGAGCTTATGGAGAATAGCGCGTTGGTTATCATCGACTTTGATAAGGCGATAACAAATGGCTTTGCCAAGCTAACGGATGAAATTAGCAATATGTTCCCATCTGGTGAAGATGACGAGGATGAATAACGACTACACATTTGTCCGTCATGGGCAGACATATTGGAATAAGAATGGGATAATGCACGGGCAGTATGACATCCCTCTAAATTACACGGGCGTAAAGCAAGCGGCAAAAATTTCTAATGAACTAAAGGGTGAATTTTTTGACCTGTGTTTATGCTCCCCGCTGCAACGAGCAAAGTCAACCGCCTTCAGCATATTGCGCCACCATAAAAATACGCAAATCCTGTATGATGATAGGCTAAAGGAACTAAGCAAGGGATTGTTAGAAGGTAAGCATTTGAACAGTGAAAAACTGCTCAAAGACGAAGACCTTAATTTGCTCAAAAAATTTAATATCGAAAGCAAGGTAGAATTTTTTGAACGGGTAAAGCAATTTGTAGATGAAACTGAAAAAAAATATAAAAATAAGAAAATTCTGATAGTAGCCCATAGCGGCACTATTAAGATGCTATTTTTTGCTTTTGATTTCCCAAAAGTTCCGCTTCATAGGGCTTACTATGGTTTGCACATAAAAAACTGCAAAGCATATAAGGTTGGTTCAATACATTTAGAAAGTAAGAAAATGAAAATTGGTTTCTTCCCGATGGTCGCAGACATTCTACATTCCGGCCATGTCTTATCCCTTGAGGAAGCTAAGAAGCATTGCGACTTTTTGATTGTAGGATTGCACTGTGCGCCTAGCTACAAAAGCCCACAGCAATCAATCTATGAGCGGTATATGCAGCTAAGGGCTGTAAAGTGGGTGGACGAAGTTATTCCTTATGAGAACATCGAAAAGGATAAGGACATTTTCGTGTCTTTAGACTATGATGTCTACTTTCTTGGTGAAGACCACAAAAGCGATGACTGGGAGCTAAAGGACAAAATCGAGGAGATGGACAAGGAGATTGTCTATCTAAAGCGTAAGCACAATTACAGCAGCCGGAAAATTAAAAATGAGTGCAAATAAAAATATTGCCGTTTTTATCCTTTCTCACGGAAGGCCGGATAATGTCATCACTTATAGGACGTTACGCAATCAAAAATATACGGGGAAAATTTTCATCATAGTAGATGATGAGGATAAGACGCTAAGCGAATATCAATCCAAATATAAAGACGAGGTGATTGTCTTTAGCAAAAGGGATTACGAGCAAAAATTCGATATAATGGATAATTTCGATGGCAACAAAGTCATCGTTTATGCGCGTAATGCCTGTTACGACATAGCGCGGGAATTGGGCTTAGATTACTTCTTCGAGTATGAGGACGATTATACTAGCTTCCAATATAGGCATATAGACAAAAAAGTCTTGAAAGGAATGCAGCCGAAAAACCTCGATGATATATTAAATGCGATGATTGATTGCTTAGACGAAACCAATGTCACCACGATAGCATTTTGTCAGGGCGGAGACCACATGGGAGGAGCAAGGAGCTTCAATCATGTTAGCTATAAGAGAAAGGCTATGAACACTTTTGTGTTTAAGGTTAATCAGAACCCAGCAGATGACACATTATTCACAGGCCGCATGAATGACGATGTGAACACATATTTGACACAGGGCAAGATAGGAAAGCTATTTTTCCAAATTGCTGAAGTTAACGTCGTGCAGCTTCAAACGCAATCCAATGCAGGCGGCAACACGGAAGCTTACAAAGCCTACGGCACATATGTGAAGTCTTTTTATAGCGTAATGGCCGCGCCGGATTGCTGTAAGGTTGCATTGATGGGTTCTGCCAACAGGCGCTTTCATCACAAAATAAATTGGAAATATGCCGTTCCGATGCTGCTGGACGAGAAGTATCGCAAACCAAGGTATGCAGAATGACAGATGTTAAACTAACCGCAAAGCAAGAAGCCTTCGCTCAAGCAATAGCAGATGGGCTAGGCCAAGCGGACGCATATCGCTTCGCATATGATGCTGAAAACATGAAGGATGAGACTGTTTACCCCAACGCTTCGCGGCTAATGAATAACAGCAAGGTTGCAGCAAGGGTTGCTGAACTAAAGTCGCAAGTGGTTGAAAAGCAGCTATGGACACGGGAAATGTCGGTAAAAGGCTTGATGAGCGCATACAGGATTGCACTGGAGGGCAAGACCTCAACAGGCATGACGGCTGCTGTAAAAGAGCTAAACATCATGCACGGCTATAACGAACCAACCAAAGTGGCTGTAAATATGCACTTTAAGCCCATTACGGATGAAGATTGGCTTTGAACTTTACGGATAGCCAGAAAGCGTTTGTTTTTAGCCAAGAGCCATTCCCTGCCTTTGTCGGGGGATTTGGTTCGGGAAAGACTGCTGCTGGCATCGCACGCATAATACGGCTCAAGCGTTACTGCCCATATCAAGATGTTGCATATTACCTACCGACATACCCGCTGATTGAGGATATTGCCTTTCAACGCTTCCCTGCATTGTTTGAACGGCACGACATTCCATTTAAGCTAAACCAGCAAAAGGCGGTTATGGAAACGCCACTAGGCCGCATTATCTTTCGCAACATGGAACAACCTGACCGCATCGTTGGTTATGAGGTGGCACATAGCGTAGTAGATGAGCTTGATACGCTGCCTATCGAAAAGGCCCGTGCAGTTTGGAATAAGATTATTGCCCGTAACCGCCAGAAGGCTTTTACGGTATCTGGCAAGCCCGTGCGTAACACAGTAGGCGTAGCTACAACGCCAGAAGGCTTTCGCTTTGTTTATGACCGCTGGGTAAAGAACAAGGCAGAGGGCTATGCGCTTTATAGGGCCAAGACCGCCGACAACGCAGCTAACCTTCCTGCTGATTACATCAAGAACCTACAGAACAGCTATTCGTCAAGCCTGTTAGCCGCATATCTGGATGGCGAGTTTGTCAACCTTACGGCTGGCAGCGTATACCCAGAATTTGACCGCAAATTAAATTATACCCTTGAGCGCATACAGCCAAGAGAAAATTTACATATTGGGCTAGACTTTAACGTCAACAACATGAGCGCCATTGTCTGCGTTATCCGTAACAACAACCCGCTGGCACTTGATGAGCTAACAGGCGTTAGAGACACGCCAACGATGATTAGGGCGCTGCTAGAGCGTTACCAAGGCCATCAGATAACAGTTTACCCAGATGCGTCAGGCGGGGCCACCAAGAGCGTTAATGCCAGCTTATCGGATATAACTTTGCTTCGCTCCGCTAATTTTACGGTGTTGGCTCCAAATAAAAACCCAGCCGTTAAGGACAGAGTGATTGCGCTCAATCAAATTATTCACAACCAAGGCTTAAGACGATTACTGGTAAACCCTGACAAATGCCCTAACCTAATTGAAGGATTAGAGCGGCAAGCCTACAATAAATCAGGTGAACCAGATAAAACGGCTGGGCTTGACCACTTAAACGATGCCATTGGCTATTTTATTGCATATAAGTATGCTATTGGTAGAGGAACGGTTTCCTTCGCTCAAATATCTGGGGTGTAAATGTCTGTCTCCAACACGAACACCGAATACGATGCTAATCGCTTTAAATGGAAGCGTTGCCGCGATGTTATATCTGGCCGCGATGCTTTAATCCAGAACTACGTTAGCAATACACGCTATTCTGGTAGCCTTTATAATCCGTCATTCGATACTAATAATTATCTGCCAAGGCTGACAGGCCAAACAGATGTTGAGTATATCACTTATCAAGAGCGTGCCGCTTTCTTTAACGCCAGCGCACGAACACTTGACGCCTTCACAGGCATGATATTCTCTAAAGACCCAGTGTATAGACTGCCGACTGCCATTGAGCCTTACGCTAATGACATTACGCTTGCTGGTGATAACTTGCGTGAGTTTGCGGAACAGGTTGTTGAGCAACAGATTGCCGTAGGTCGCGTTGGCATCATGGTTGATTATCCAGCCAATGCACCAACAAACATTACGATTGCTGCCGCTGAAGCGTTAAAC